TTTTGTAGTATTATATGCTACACAGGTAATAAAATCTATTTTTAAGAGAAAGGATGAGGTTATGAACGCATTTCGTTTTGTAGGTAAATTGGAGTTCAATGCGATTGACTCTAAGAATCCCTATATCAGAAGGGGTAAAACCAAAAATGGTTCTGATTATCAGACAATAAGTTTTTCAGTAGTTCCTACCAAAAACAATCGGGCATTTGTTGAACGCTTTGGTATGGTTGAAAGCGAAATTAAAACCAAAGACGGAGACGGAAACGATATTTCGATCAATTGGGATGATCGTACCGATGAAAAGGTGATAAACACCGTTGCTCGTTATAAGAGATATTCGGTTAAGCTGAACGGAGTTTATAATGAGTTTATCTCTGCATATGATTTCGTACAGTTTATTGATGAACATCTTGATGAGTTAAAGAATAAGGTGTTTGTTGTAACAGGAACAATCCAGCTTAACGTTTATAACGGAAAAACATCGTTCCGTTATCAGGTACAAAATATCAGAGAAGTTGCTGAAGATGAAGAGATTGAACAGAAATTAACTGTTCGCTTTGATACTTTCTATCGCAAGGAAGATATAGACCTTGATAATTGGAAGAGTGAAAAGGAAATTATCGTAAACGCATTTACTTATCAGTACATTGATAAGGACGTTAAGTATAAGTATGTTCCTACAACTTACTATATCAATCTTTCAAAGGAAGAGAACACAAAGAAGGCAGCATTTTTCCTTAAGCAGTTCGGCATAAATCTTGATGGAGATTCTATCAAGCTAAAAATTAAGGATAAAGAAGTTGCTTCAATTCCTGTAAGATGTGAATATATTAACGGAAGTGAGGAAGTTCCTTTTGATGAGAGTTGTCTGACCGATAATCAGAAAGAAATGATTGAGTTTGGACTTAAGACTCTTGATGATTTCAAGCCGAATGGAAGTATCTTCGGACAGAGGATTGTTAAGTTCTATTGTATCGATGTTGATACCCGTGGCGATTATGCTGATGGATATAAGACCGAAGAAATGACTACGGAAGATTTTGAAAAGGAAATCTTTACTCCTGCAGCTACCGAAGTAAAAGCAGACGAAGTAAAGGATAACGATGACATTGAAGCACTGTTTGGTTAATGAAAGGAAATAAACGACATGGGAAAGTTTGGTAAAAAAGTTCAGATTGATCTGAATCCATTAAGCTATAACATTTGTTTACTTGGTGAAGCTGGTATTGGCAAGTCAACTATTGCAAAGCAGATTTGCCAGAAGTTAGTTGGTGACGAAGGCTATCTTTCACTGGATATCGGTAAGGAAGATGGACACAAGGCAATCTCAGGTATCGTGTCTGAAAAGTGCGATACTTGGGCAAAGTATATGGAAGTCATTGATGATATTGCAGAAAATAAGTTTACTGATTATCCTGACTTAAAGGTTGTTGTCATCGACACATTCGATCAGCTTTGTGATTTGGCTGAAAAGCAGACGGTTAAGATGTGGAACCAGAAGTTAAGAACTCAGCAGAAACCACTGATTGATACTATCAATTCAGCGTTTGGGGGTTTCGGCAAAGGTCTTGACAAGGCGATTGACCTTATGCTTGACAGCTTTTGGAAGTTAAAAGAGGTTGGCGTTTCAGTATTTATCATTGCTCATATTAAGAGAACGGATATTACTGATGTAATGACAGAAGAGTCATACACAATGCTTACTGCAAGCACAACTCAGAGATATTTCAACGCAATTAAGCAGAAGATGGATATCGTTGGCATGGCTTACATTGACAGAAATATTGTTAAGCGTGAGACTGGTAAGAAAGATATCAATGGAAATACAATCTCAAAGAATGTTGTTTCCGGCGAGAGTCGTGTAATCAACTTCCGTGATGATACTTATTCAGTAGATAGCAAGTCAAGATTTGCTGACATTATCGATCAGATTCCGTTTGATGCGGATGAGTTTATTAAAGCTGTTGAGGATGCTATCCTTAAGGAACAATCTAAGGATGGTGTAAAACTTGAGGATGCCAAAAAAGCTCAGGTTGTAAAGGAAAAGGCAAAGGAAGAAAAGGCTAAAGCCGCTTCAGAGCAGATTAAAGAAGACAAAGCGAATGCTGAAGCTGAAGAATCTCGTGAAGACATTTTAGCTGAGATTCAGCAGAAGTTTACAGGTGCAACTGCTGAACAGAAGACAAAGGTTAAGGCACTGGCTAACGGAACAAAGTTGTCAGATCCCGAAATGCCTATCGCAACATTAATTAAGATTAGAGAAGTGTTCAAATAACTGCTAGATCCTTTCTCGGATTGGTTGGGTACAGTGTTCATCCGTAGGGCGCTGTACCCCTTTTGCTCAAAGTGATTTGATATGTATATTAGTTCATAATGTTTATATCAACTTGTTTTGAAAGGGTGAGGTGGGTGCAGCAGGTATATGCTATAGATATCAAGGAATATGTTGACAAAGATACTGCATGGCTTGCACCGAATCGTAAATATTACTCATCTAAAGAATCCTACCACAAGCTGAAACGGAAACAAGCCAATGCAAAGTATTATCGTAAACAAAAGGAGTTGAAACGCATGGCAGAAAAAACAAAGCGGACAGTTAAAAAGAAGCTGAATGAAGCTGAAAGTCTTGCATATAAAGAGTGTGTTCAACATATGTTTGACTGGTTGGAATATCCTACTAATGCAAAAATGCCAAAGTTTTTCTATGGTTTGTTGGGACAATGGCATACAACCAATAATTATTCTTACGAAGTAATACTTGAAACAATGCGTTTCTGCGATGATATGGTTGAATATGCATTAAGAAAAGATTTTTCATCAGAAGTCGGCAAGATCAAATATATATGCGCTATCATTCGCGATCATTTGAATGATGGATTGAAGCAGTTTGCAAGGAAACAAAAGGCAATTCAAGAAGCGCAGAGAAATACCAGTACAATTCAAGAAGATGACATTAATAACTTTTCTTCAGAGCAAACTGCTGATGGCAGAAATAATCTTAATGATGTTATGCAAGATATTATGGGGGATTTATTTTAGTCAATAACCCACCACTTATAGAAGCGGAGATTTGTAAAAGTCTTTATTGACTAGCCTAAGCCTTTTTAAAAGGCTACGTTAACAGAGAATGTGGATTATATTTGTCCATAAATAGGCATCATAGGGCGTACAGCCTAACTCTATGCACTGCGGACGGTAGTTAAACAGTTTTGATGGGTAGAAACAGTGCTATCGTTAAATAAACCTCTGAATAACATTGGCGAAGGCTGCATAACGGTCAGATAAGCGCCGGCTTACAGCATAAAGCTTATCAACCTTTACAGAAGGAGGTGCCGCCTAATGGTATATGTGTTAGATATAAACGGACAACCACTCATGCCGACAGAGCGGTACGGGAAGGTCCGCCAAATGCTTAAATTCGGCAAAGCCAAAGTAGTAAAACGTTGTCCATTTGTCATACAATTATCATATACAACATCAACTCGTGAAGTCCAGTGTGTATCACTTGGAGTAGATGCAGGTTCAAAACACATCGGCATATCTGCTACTACAGAATCTAAGGTTTTATATGAGTCTGAGGTTGAACTCCGCAGTGACATTACAAAACTGCTTTCAGCCCGCAGGGAGATGAGGTCTGCAAGGCGTAACCGTAAAACAAGACACCGTAAGCCACGGTTCGATAACCGTCACCGCAAAGATGGATGGCTGGCTCCTTCTGTACAACAGAAGATAGATACACATCTAACAGCCATACGTAAGGTAAACGAGATACTCCCAATAGCTAAAATCATAGCAGAAGTAGCTGCTTTTGATATCCAAAAGATCAAGAACTCTGATATACAAGGAGTTGAGTATCAGCAAGGTGAACAATTTGGTTTTTGGAATATAAGAGAATATGTGTTGTCTCGTGATAATTATACTTGTCAATGTTGCAAAGGAAAGTCGAAAGATAAAATTCTTAATGTACATCATATTGAATCAAGACAAATAGGCGGAAATGCACCAAATAACTTAATTACGTTATGCAAAACTTGTCATAATGGTTATCATAGTGGGGAGACAAAACTTCCTAAAGAAATAAAGCGAGGAATGAGATTTGCAGATGCCACATTTATGGGAATAATGAGATGGGCATTTTACAATAAAATTAAATTACAATATCCAAATGTAAATTTAACTTATGGATACATTACTAAATTTATTCGTATAACGAGTAAACTTCCTAAAGCTCATCATATAGATGCAAGGTGTATAAGTGGTCATCCTTTTGCAAAATCTGATAATATAGTATATTATCAAAAAAAAGTACGTTGCCACAACCGCCAAATACATAAGTTTACCATTGGTAAAGGTGCATATCGCAAACGTAATCAGTGTCCTTATAAAGTTAAAGGGTTTAGACTTTATGATAAAGTTAAGGCACAAAATAAGGAATGGTATGTTCATGGACGTCGATTAAAAGGTAGTTTTGTTCTAAAAACTTTGGATGGCAATACACTTGAAATAGTTCCATCTAAAATATCATATATTGGGCATCAAACAGATTATATAACAGAAAGGAGGCTTACGCGCCTTATTTGATTTAAAAAATCAAAATCTTTTGCGCTAATTTCTAATGGATGTCGAAAAAACTATTCAAGAAATCAATAAAGACAGGGACAGGCTTGAAGCAAGTTTTGTTTTCTGCTTATGGAAAAACCCGTCTTTATATGACGATTACAAGGATATCAATGAGCATACATTAATTACAACTGATGCAAAGTTTTATTATTTGTTAGGTAAAGCGTTGCGAGAGCAAGGATTGAACTCATTTGATAATCTATCCGTAGATAATTATCTGTCTACAAGACCAGAGATTAAAAAAAGATATGACGATTATGGTGGCTGGAAAGAAATTGAACAGCTTACTAATTTAACGTCTGAAGAAAATGTTACATCTTATTTTGACCAGATTAACAAAGCAAATTATCTTGTTAATGTATGTGAAAAATATGACAAGACGTTTGAAAATGTGTCAGCATTAAAGAAGTTATCATCTGAAGATATGTATCTGTTGTTTGATAATATCAATACATCATCTTCATTAGTAAATAATCGTGAAGTCGAAAGCAGTAATCTGATTATAACAGACGCTGATCTTGACAGTTACAATCGTGGCGAAGCGGTTGGCGTTAGTTATGCAAAGGCATTTCCTCTGCTAAACTATACAACGCTTGGACTTCCAAAGGGTGATATTACATTGGTTACTGGACATTCCGGGGCTGGTAAAACATCATTTGTATTCCGCATCTTGCTTGCGGTTGTGCAAAATGGCGGAATGGCTGCGGTAATATCAAACGAAATGCAGGTTACCGCTTACAAACACTTGCTGATTGCTCATGTTCTTACAGAAGAAATGAACTGCTTTGATGTAATCCGTAAAAAATTAAAGCAAGGACATTGGACAGATAAAGAAATGGGAAAAATTAAAGAAGCACAAAAGATAGCTAATGAAAAATATGGAGAAAAGATGTTTTTTGTTAAACTGTTTGATAATAATTCAAGCATTGTGCTTCGAGAAATGAAACGTCTGAATAGAAAATACGGAGTCAAGGTGTTCTGTTGGGATACGTATAAAGCAGATGACAGTATGACCGATAAAATGTGGCAAGAGTTGTTAATGGGCAGTAGGCGAGTGTTTAACTTGGTTGCAAAAGAAAACTTCAGCTTAATCTGTACGTTCCAGCTTGCCCTTTATACAACCAACCAAAGATATCTTGACGCAGGATGTTTAAGTAATTCAAAACAGATTAAGGAAGTAGTCAGTGAACATATCATGCTACGAAAGTTATGGCAAGATGAATATACTGGCGAAAAATATGATTGTAAACCATACAAAATTAAAGATAAAGTTACAACTTATTTAACACTTGATAAAGCAAAATTATATGTTGTAGCATTTATTGATAAAACACGTAATGATGATAATGCAAAATGTATTTTATATCAATGGGATAGTGTGTGGAATAGATGGATTGAATTAGGTTTTTGCACGATTGTAAACGATCACAGAGGAATATAACAGAAAGGAATGGTAATAATGGATGCCGAAAAGTTATTGGATGCTATAGAAGATAACGCTGAAACAAACATTGTTACCATTCTTGAGTCTTTAGGGCATGATGATGTAAGAGATCGTGGTAAATATTTTCAATGTTCTAATCTTGATGGCGACAATCGAACAGCAATATCGGTATTAAAAGAAGGTTTGTTATATCAGAATTTCACAAGAGGACGCAAGGGAACAATTATTAATTTAGTAATGGATGAGCGTAACTGCTCATTTCCTGAAGCTCTTGAGTGGTTAGCAAAGATTGTGAAGTATAAAGAAAAGCCAATACATTATCCGTTTGGCGGATTTTATCATTCACTCTCAGCTAATAAACATTATGAAGACACATTACAGACCTATTCGGATAGTTCTTTACCTCCGCCAGATGCCTTACCTCAACTGTGGTATCGTGATGGTGTTGACTATCAGACGCAGGAGAGGTTCGGCATCAGGTTAGACTTTGAAAGTAATCGGATTATTATTCCAGTGCGTGGATATAATAATGAATTAGTTGGAGCAAAGGGGAGATATAATGGTGATTGTCCGATGGATGAACGCTGGTCGATGTACCTTCCGTATCCAAAATCATTGGTGTTATATGGGTGGAACGAAAATAGTGAAGAAATAGTGAAAAAACAGTGCGTATACATTGTTGAAGCGGAAAAATCAGTATGTCAGGCAGCATCTTGGGGGATCAACCAAATGCTCGCAATTGGTGGGCATGACATTAGCGAAACTCAAGCACGATTTATTAAATCGCTTGGTGTTGATGTAATTATTGCCTTTGATGAAGGGATTGATGAAGCTTGTTTGATTAAGTCATGCAAACAAGTTGAGAACCGAAATCTATTTTGGCGAAATCGAGTTGGGTATATTAATATGACGGACGAACCATTTAAGAGTTCTCCGACAGATTATGGATTAGATAATTTTTTAAGGTTAAAAGAAAGGACGGTATATTTAAATGATTAAAATTGCAGTTGACAAGGGAGAAACAAAAGAACTTGAGATTAATGGAGATCTTGTACAGATTACTACAGAAACAACATGTATCATACGCGATATATGGATGGCATTAAAGCATAAGGACGCAGAAGCGGCTGAAGAGTACAAGCGTTTAATAATTAAATACATCGAAAAGCCCTTTATGTCCACTGAGGATTTATTAGATGATTTACTGAAACGCTTACTTTCAGTGGATGACTGAAACTATAAAAAATAGTGAAATATAAAGGGGTGATTCGGATGACGATAGAAGATGCATTAGATATATTAGAAGATAACTATACTGTTTTATATTCACATGGAAATTATACAGAACAGGAAGAAAATGAAGCGTTGATAATAGCGATTAAATCCCTTGAAGCATTAGTAGATTTGAAGAAAGAGATTGTAGATATTTCAGCTACAGATGCAGATAGCCAACTGTATGCTTTAATTAGGAAATCAGATGTACTGAATATAATCGACAGGCATTTAATGGAAGTAAGGGGCGAGTGAATGACAATACAAGAAAGAAATATTAAATTAAAGCATTATATTACTTGTTTAAAGTGTGAATTAAGTGGTAAACGTTGTGAACAGGATTGTATAACTCAATTTTTAGCTGGTAATTTTGGAGAGATTATAGAAAATCTTGAAGCAATATCCGAAATATTAGAGCAACAGCCACCCGTCACACCACAGAAAAAGATAGGCAAGTGGATTGATGATGGATTTTATGCAGAAGGACATTCCGAACATGCATATAGATGCTCGGAATGTGGAGAACATTATATTGGATATGTGGGAGAATTTAATTATTGCCCTAACTGTAAAGTAAGGATGGTGAGCAAATGACAAACGAATCTATGAGTTATCTTGATGCCTTAAAAGAGATTAAAAGGTTGAAAGAAATATTGAATAAGATAAGGGCAGAAATAGAAAAAGAAAGCAATCTTGCAGTTAATAAGCTACATTGGGGCGAAGCAATGGGACTTGATAAAGCTTTAGAGATAATCAGCAAGCATTTATCAGAATTGAGGGGTGATACAGACCAATGAAGAAAATGATATTGATATTAATATGTGCGTTATTATTGACAGGATGTGTAAATAATAGCGCAGATTCAACAACAAGTGATCAAAAAATTAAACCTGATTTAATATCATTAAGTCAAGATGGTGGCAACTATTATTATGTTGTTGATAAAAATACTCATGTTGTATATCTAAAATATGATAACGGTCATCAATCAGGTATCACCATTATGCTAAAGACAGATGGAACGCCTATGTTAGCTAAAGATTTAGGGATTATAGTTGATTGAGGGGTGATACAGATGCTTTATAAAAAAGGTGATAAAGTAATCGGTGTTGGGAATTTACCAAATAGCAAACGAAAAAGTCTGTATGTTGGGAATGATTATTGCATTACAAAGGTTGCATCATTCTCTAATGATGAAACGGCAGATACATTTGAAAGTTATCTTAATTACTTTTTAGAACTTGAATTAAGAAAAGGTGTGGGTACAGCACAGGGGGAAATTGGTATAAAACAAGATGATGATTGGTCAGGAGCGCAAGGAAACGAGCTGTATCGGATAAATCAAGAGCAGGAAAGGGGGATATGGGGTATTTATGGATAAAATGACATTTGAAGAAGCAAAAAAGATATTTATCAATCGAGGTTTTATCGAAGTAGATGGCGGAACGATTTTTGATGGCAATAAATGGAGAGAAGCTGTAAAGGTTATATCGGATTGGTTAGAGCAACAGCCTTGTGAAGATGTGGTAAGCAGACAGGCAGTTAATAATTTAGTTGATGAATTGGCAAGGGCAATAAGTGACGAAAGATGTTGTATCTCAAGGGGAAGAAGTACTGGAAGAATAATGCAGGACATCCTTGATTTACCTCCAGTTACGTTATCGACAAGTATAGAGGTGAGTGAATGAAAGTAACGTGTGAAATAAAAGATTATTCAAATCCGGCAAAACCTAACATAAAAATCCATAACGCATGGAATGATAGTGATAAAGTGGAAATAGAAATTAATGGTGAAAGATATACAGTTGTTGCAGATGAAATAATTTCAGCTATCAAGCGTGCAAAATTAAATTGTTTTGGCATTTAAAGGATGGTGATACAGATGAGAAGCATTAAAGAATGTAAAAATATATTAGAATTGGCAATAGGATACACAGAAAGTGTTATCCCGTCTGAAATATTGAGAGATACTATAGCGTATTTAGACAATTACGAAAAGGCGATTGTATGGAAAGATAGCACAGAACCCGTAGAAGCAAGATTAGATAATAGTATTTGGGAAGATATGGGGAGGTAATACAGAATGACAACGGCTGACTTATTAAAGCGCATGCATGATTACGATATACAGAACTATCCATATGCTTTATATTGTAATCCAGAGGATGCTAAAGAGTTACAGGAACATATACCCGAAACTGTTAAACTTATACCACTTTCTGTTGTGGATAAAGGGATAAGTTATTTAGTAGATAGAGAACAATGTGAAAAGGAGTTGTTTGTTCCGGGTTTAAGTCTTTTAGGAAGTGATACAGATGATTGACACGCTGACAATAATTTTTGATAGGGATGAATCGAGCAAGGATTTATCAGCTATGTATGTAGCAAGTATACATAATGGCGAATTTTATGTACGAAATATGTTTGTTGGAGATAAAGCGGAACAGATGTATAAGATGTTGACGGAGGTATCAGATGGAAACAGTTAAGAGAATGTATCTAATCTGTTTGCGGTGTAAGAAACCTTATGATTATCCCATGCCGACATTTGAGAAAATGGAATACTCGAAATATTCATATTGCGAGGAATGTTTAAGAAAAGGATTAAAGTTATTGAAATATAAGGAGGTATCGAATGGAAACAGTTGAGGTTGTCGTTAGGATTCCAAAAGACGTTTACGAGAAAATCCAACAGATAGACAGAATAATTGTAGGCAGACGAAACGGAAAGACTATTGAATTTGCCTTATGGAATGGCGTTAAGAACGGTACTGTACTTCCTAAAGGGCATGGCAGGCTTGGAGATTTAGATAGACTTATAAGAGCAGAGATTCAGCATTTGCTTTACCACTTGCCTAATGGGGATATTGCTGTGCCTCAGCAAGACATTAAAAATGCACCAACAATAATCGAAGCAGACAAGGGTGGTGATGATAATGGCTGATATGGTTGAAGTTATTATACAGATTCCAAAAGATGAATATAATTGTATTCGTAATGGACAAAAGACATTTAATACAGAACTTTATTTATTGAACGCAGTAAATGCCGGCACTGTACTCCCAAAGGGACATGGAAGGCTGTTTGATATGGATAAGTTATTAAAACAAGTTGAATTTAAAGGATTCATTCAACAAGATAATACGCATTTAGTTACTATGGATAGAGTAAAAAATGTTCTTAATAATGCTCCAACAGTAATCGAGGCAGATAAGGAGGTAGAGAATGAGTGAATGGATTCCCATAAAGTATCGTCCTACAACAGAAGAAGAAAAGAAATATTATGAAGAATATACAAACTGTAATCTTGAAGAAATGTTTGATTGTCCTATGCCAGACGATGGGCAGGAGATACTTATATCTACAAGGTATGGTACAGTTAAGGCGGATACATGTGTTATAGATGAATATGGATGTGGATTGGAAGAATATGACGATTGGGAAGATGTTATTGCATGGATGCCGTTACCAGAGCCGTATAAGGAGGCAGATAAAGGAGAATAAGATATGACAACAGTAGGATTTCATCACGGTGCATTAGCTGATACTTATGAAAAGCAAGCTAATGAACAAGGATTTACTTTTGGCGATACGGCTGATTGGATAGGCTAACTTGCTTATGGATTTACGGATGCATGACAGATAAGGAGTATGATAGGATTTTACAGAAATTCCAAAAGAAAATATTGGTCAAAAATCTGAAAAGGTTGGAGGAGCATAATGATAATTCAACGTTATGAAAATACAATTTATCCTAATACAGAACAGGGCAAACAAATGGCTGATGAATACGAAAGTAAATTACGGGATCAGGGTATTTTTCAATGGAGAATAGCAGATGATTCTGAAATAATAATAAGATCCTATTATAAATTTAACGTAGAGGTGGATAATGATTGATTGTAAATTTTGTGATCTTTATGACTTCCTTAAAAGCATAGAAAACGAATGCCTTGAAGATGGCGAAGAAAAAACTAAGTATGATTACACTATTGCGTTAGTTACGCATTCTTGGAAACCAAGTATTCGTAAGAAAAAGGATGCAGGCAGAACAGTGCGCTACCGACACAATGGATTCGGATATAAGTTAAATTTCTGTCCTGAATGCGGGAGAAAGCTAAGGAGGGGTAAAAATGAGAACATTAAATAAATCTAAAAAATCAAATATTAAATGTGAACATTGCGAGTGGTTTTTTGAAACCGAAGAAACCGATAATGATTATTGTTCATGTTTAAATGAAAATAGTCCTAAATATGAACATAATATAAATTATTGGAATAGATGCAAATGCTTTGAGTGGAGGAAAGAAATATGAATATATACTTAGTAACACGTCCAAAAGATAGAATATCTTGGTGTGAAGATGACGAGATGGTTATTGTTGCAGAGGATGAATTACACGCAGAACGACTTGCAAGAATTAACTCTGATGATTTTGCCAGAAGTCAAAATATTGAAATTAAACCAGTTGGTTTAAATATGGAACATGTTGTTTTAATATCTAACACAGGAGCGTAGTCATGAAAAAGTGGGATTATTGCAAGCAATATAAAGAGTGTATCAAATGCCCCAAGAGTAATGTAGTCCAAGGCGACAAGTATGATTCGTATTTTGTCTGTGACTTTCATCTTCAGGCAGTTCGGGATGGAATTGATAAGATATTAAAGGAGAAAAAGAATGACATATAATGTAGTTTATGGAGATTTATTTTCTGCAGGATCAGAACCGCTTTATGTTCATTGTATCAGTGCAGACTTTGTATTAGGCGCTGGCATAGCTGCAGAGTTTACTCGTAGAGGTGTCAAGGCTGCATTACGTTCCACATATCCGATGAACGTTTGGTATGGTGAAGGGTATGGTTTACCGACACCCATGATTGATAAGCGTATGGTTTATAATCTTGTTACAAAGGCAAAATGCTATGATAAGCCTACAATAGCAACCTTACAAGGCGCACTTGATAGCCTAAAAAGATATGTAATAACAAACAACATAACAAAAATTGTAATGCCAATGATTGGATGCGGACTTGACAAATTAAATTGGAGTGACGTAAGTCTCTGCATTTTTGATACCTTTGCGGATGTTCCAGTCGATATTACGGTATATAAATTGAGGTGACAAAATGACAAAACATAATGGCAAGACATATGAATATTATTCTGTTCCGATAGGGTGTTCAGTAGAAGATACCTTATTAACATTAATTAAAGAATCGTTAAGAACAAAGCAATTGCTTTATACACGATTCAATATATATGAAATCTATTCTGATGAAGACAGTTTAGATTCTGCATATCAAAAGTGCGTTGGTGTATCATGGG